ATTTATGTAGCGTGGATTACGATCATCTAGGAATCTGATAGTATGCCCCACAATGCTGTTGTGATGTGTGAATGGTATAATCACTTGTTCGCGGGCAGGCCATGCACGTTCGGGACTGATTTGTGTCATCACAGGATAATCATCTGGCACACATCTTGATCTCACATAGTCGCGATGCAGTCCTGTATCACCAACCAGTTCAGCAAATGGCGGCAGGTCTCGTTCTTCAAACTTGATGTCTGCTAGAACATCTGCGGTGCGTTGTCTATCATCTAGAATGCCGTGTATGCTCCGGTGCCGCAGGCTTTCAAGATTCAACATTTCTATTTCACGTTCAGGCACACCCATCCAGCTCAAGAGCCTGCGGGCCTTATAACTTACAGTGCGGCCAAGGATAAAGCTAGCGGTGTAGTTGCAGTTGAAGCAGTGATAACTCCAACCCTGTTCAGATGTTTTAAGACCGCCACGACTTCGGCGATCTGGGGTGTCGCCGTTGTGTTCACAACACACAGCATTAAAGCTGATCCACCCCGATGCACTAGATTTTCGTTTGGTAGGTAAGTATCCAAGAATGTCGAGCATTCTTACATTGTAACATCATCTATGGTAGAAATCAACTTATCTGCAATCATTTTATGTCCAATTTCGTTGGGATGGCCACCGGGCATAACCAGTTCTCGTTGTTGATTGCCTGGGTGATTGCGAAACCACATGGTGGTAGAGAAACCAGGCCATATCTGAGTGGGCAAATCTAATTTGACATCTTCGGGCATGATCTGGAACTGCATCATTTGAAGATTGCGTCTAGCAGCAATGCCATCAAAGCTCAACACAGTTTGTTGATAGTTTAATCTGGCCAATTCAGAGCAGTTGGTCAACACTAGTTGTTGCTTGACCATGTTTCTAAATTCTTGCGGAACCACACTGCTGCCGTATTCCACCCAGGTTGAGTGTATGAATCGGTTCCAGGGTGGATCGTTGGCGTAGCTCACATGATTGGGATTGTAAAAGCTCAGACGGTCCGAATCGGTGTGTCCAATCAATATCAGGCACTGTTCTGGTTCAGGCTCGTGATCCAACCACCATAAAAATGTCCACATGGAACTTTGCATGCTGCCTCCAGCAATTCCAAAGTTTTCCATGGGCACACCGTAGTGTTGTGCTGTCAGACCCAGGAAGTTATGACTGTCACGATAGGCGGTGTTTTGATGCCAACATGGGTGTGCATCTGAGTGTTGACGTTGCAACTCAGGATCCAGCAACTCATCACCGAACATCCAGGAATCACCAAACCCTACAATTTTTTTAAATTTCATCTAACTAAAATACTTGTCACGGCTCCGGTATTGATGCTTATTGCAGCCACTTGATTGGTGGCAGGGTTGAGCACATATCCTGTTCCGCCGTTTATAACATTTATGGCAGATACTGAGGTACCAGTAATTTCTGCTTCAGCAACAGCGCCAGCACCAAGACCGATGATGTTGACTCGCGGTGGTGCCAGATACCCGTACCCACCTTGATTCACAGTGATAGAAGTGATCACACCATTTGCTCCATTTGCTGTGGCTGTGGCCATCTGAATCTGTGCTGTGCCCGGATATGAGTCGAGACTTAGACGCAGCAAGGGATGATATCCGGGTACTGTGATAGGTTCTGTTCCGGTGCGATTATAGTATTGATAGATGTCTGACACATCTGCCCAGATTGATTCGTAGTTTTGTGCTGCCTGTGCCTTGATGTTGCCTGTGTAATGATCCATTTCCAACTGGAATGTGGTCAGACTTGCGCCTGTGGTTGGCACAAAACTTGAGTATCTTTGAGGGTTAGCGTTGATGTTGCCTGGTGGTGGGTTGAGTGCCCAGTCAGGGTAATTGCCCTGCAACACAGGATTTATATACACCTCTGGACCATAAATGGTAGGGATACTTAATAGGCCGCTGGGCACAAACTGTGGCTGCACAGAATCCACAATGTCCACGTCAGCACGGGCCAGCGCCTGTGCATCCACAAACACTGCTTCAACTAGGTCGCCGCTGGCACGTTCAATTGCATAGCTGGATGGTTCTGCCGGAAACTCTGTGGTTTCTGCTGCACTGAGTGTGACCTTGGCACGACCAAATTGAGCATTGATTATGACCATTTCTTTTTCAATCAGCTGTTGATTGCCAGCCAGGTTGATCAGTCTAAACTTCAGGGCTGAACCTGTGATATTCACGGGTTTTTGATCTTGATTCACAAACTCAAACAAGATCACATTATCAACACCTTTGTTGACGGTTAATTTTTTTGCATACACAGGATCCCACCTCCGGTCAAAATAAGCGCCGCTGGTATCTACTAATAAAATTCGCTGAACTTGTTGATAAAGATAAACAGGGGTTGAATACATAGGACGCTCCAAACAATATTTACCTAAGGAGCCTTGGTATAAATATCCAAACTAATACTATATGGGCAAAGACTTATTTCAAAAACTAGCTGACAAATATCCGTTTATCACTCTGTGCGTTTACGCCAGCAATGAATATGTGGGAATTGTGCAAAACAGAGATGATGTTATCACCACCATCTATGACTTTGGAACTGTCAAAGATTCAGAACAAAAAAGGCGTTATCTTGATCTGGCCAATACCTGGTGGTGGGAAAGCAACAGAAGCATTCCTATCAACATATTCCTGCGTGGAGAATGGGATGAATTTCGCTTGTGCCTCCGAACATTTGTCAACAAAGATCTGGAAATCCTGCACGGTCCTGTGTGCAGCCTAAATGACATTGCTCGCAGAAAAGGCAAGAGAAAATCAATTACTCTTGTGAGACGACTAGACTAACAGATTCATATGCAAGGCTACCAGGGCCGCATATCCTAGAGCATGTGCTTTCTTGAATGTGTAGCCTCGACTGGTGTCTCCGTCCCAGACTGAATCAAACACCGTGAGCCAATCTAACCCCTGTAGGTGCGCCTTGCCTGGACGTATGATTGATATAAATGCAGCCATCCTGGGTATGCTGTCAGGTCTCATGATTTCAAGTAAATGTCCATAATTGCCCACGTGAACCAACTGGCAGGCCCATTCAGGATCTTGCCATAGTCTTGCCCAGGATGGTGCAGCAGCAAGCACAGCTTCGTAGTGCTCGGGATTCTGAATCAACTGATACACACTCATGTTTAGAAAGTCCAGTTTGAAGTAGCCCCGAGATTCTGCTGACTCGTAGTCTATGGCAGCACAGTGGTTGATAGGATCTTGTGGAATGTCTGTGACATACACTCCAGAATTGTGACGTCTAGGTTTTCCATCTGTGATCTGTCGTGCAGGTGTGTGCTGAATCAGTTTCAGCACATGTTCGCGATCAGCAAAGTCAATGTCAATATCTGCGCTCATACTGTACACAAGGCCACAACGGTTTTCAATTGCTGTTCAGCTAGACGCACAGCGTCCAGTGCATCTGCCACAGCTGGATGCTTTTGTGCCAGATCCTGGGCTGCTCTCTCTTGTGCCATCTTTTTTAGCACCCACCCAATTGCTTCGTCAGCCATGGCAGTAAGACCCACACTAGATGTGCCGCCAATGGCAAGCCAGGCATTGCCATCATACACCTGTGTTTGATTGTTGTGGTATCGCACCAGGCCAGCACTGGCAGCGCCTGGACTGATGTATGGTCCATTAGCAGGGCTTGATACTGTGATATATGGACTTGTTCCGTAAATGTTTGTGATCATCTTACCATCCTGCTTGTTTCAAAATGTTCTTGGCATAGGCCTGATCCTGGGGTCTGTCCTGGAATCGTTTTTGCCAGGCATCGCTGTCAATATAGGGCCATATCATACTGACCTGTGTGGCGTCTAGTTCGCTCAGAAACTTCTGCCCGGATTCCGAATTGTAAATTACCCAGGCACTTATTCTACCTGCGGTCACAGCATAGCACAACACATTGGCATTGCCGTATCGCATGCAATCATGTGCAGGGCTGGCGTTTTTTTCTGACCAGTCTATACCAAACTCTATGGCTCGTGCAAGTGCATCATCTACTGCTTCCACCTTTAGATGATCCACTAGATATTCTGTGTACACCTTGTCGCTGCACCAGTGATCAATCTTGCGATTGTTCTTCAACAACCAGGCCATGAACCTGTCTGGATTGATCACTCTAGTGTTCACACAGTAGTGTCCAAACTTCACAAACGCACGATAATAACTGCTTTCACAAAAGGTATCGTGTGTTTTGTTTCTGGCCGATCCTGCCATGCTTTCATAAAAGCGAATGTAGGCCTGGAACCCCAGTCTTGGTCCGGGCTCGTCGCGCTCGCGTCTACGACGTTTGGGTTCGCACATGTGCGCTTGTATAGATGTTTCTCTCACAAACTCTTTTTTGCAGTATTCACACACATGGGTCATGCTGATTACTTCTTGGTGTTGCCTGCGTCTCGATTGTATGCGTCTAGTTCTTTTTGTGTGACCAATTGTGCCATTAGGTCAATCTCGTCGTCCTTGTAGGCAGGATAGATCTCCATCAAGGCCTTGCGCTTGGCACTGAGTCCTGCTGTCTTTTTCTTGGGAGCGATCCAGGGATGTCTCATGGATCCCATGCCTGGACTTACTGCTGTGGCGCACAACCATTGCAGTTTGGGGTGACGTCCTATGTCAAAAAAGTGCTTGTTGAGATAGTGATTGCAGCTCTGCACATAGTATTCTTGCAGTTCTTGGGCACCCTCCACAGCTGAACCCCAGCGCAGCATCAAGAACGTGGAGAATTTCTTGCGCTCATCGGAGTCAAGTTCGTCATAGAAGTGTCTATTCTTGACGTCCAGTTGTCGCATCTCGTTTGAAATGTGTAGTTTATCCATGAATTCTTTCAAATTGATACACTGGCCACCCTACTTTTAGACTCAAGGTTCTGGGTAAAATTTGTTTGAGATACAATTGATAGCCGAGATTTTCCATGGCTGTCACTATCATGCTTTCATCAATGTTCATCACAATCCCGCAGGTCTTTCTGCCCGACACAGTGTGTCGCATGCCCGGTTCATTGATCGATTCTTTGACCCATTTTAAAACCTGTCCTGGATTATCGATCAAGATGCTTTGAGGGTTGCACTGATTGACCAATTCTTCCAGTAGCAACAACGGTGCATGACTATGATAAATTACCCCTAGCACTATGGCCACATCCACAGGCCCAACTTGGCCTAGATCATAGTGCATGTCCCCGAGCAATACATTGCATGACTTCAATTTGGGGTTCGATCGAAGCCGGTCAACTGATTTTTTTCTTGCTTCAATCATGACCAGTTGTTGAGGCTGATGATTCATGATGCGTTCACTTATCCATCCGTCAAACGGCCCAATTTCCACTACAGACTTATTCTTGCACATATGCAAAAAAGTATCATCAAAGTATTGCCAGACATCCTGTCCAGGAACAGTAGTGACAAAATCTGAAGTATTGCTCATGTGGTCTTGCTCAGTTGATAGATCATTATAGCACGTTCCAGAGCATCCTGTAAAGCAGGATTGGTCTTGGCAGCTCGTCGAATATTGCCCCACAGCTGATCTTCTCTCATGTGCTCAACCAGTGGACGCCCATCTGTTGTGCGATGGTCATAGCCCACTACTTTGCGTTCAGTGGTGCCAAACTCTCTCCTGAACACTGTGTCGCCGTTGCGTTCGTAGATGTAGGTGGCGCCTGGGTTGAGTTGTCCCATGTTACCAGGCCTTGTTGTAGTCCACGATCTCACAGTTGCGACTGACATCTTTCACAAAGTACACACAGTCAGGTTGTTCAGCATCGTTGATGGGCACACACAGCATCTGTCCATTCTTGAGTTTGGGCGCATACCAGGACACTTCTTGGTAAACATCAATGATCTCAATGGGTGGAAAACTGGGCCGAAAGCTGCTGAGAGGATTGAACTGGAATACATTGAAGCCGCGATCATTGATACTGGTCAAGGGCAGCATTTCCAGATCGCCCAGGTCAGGTTCACCAATCAAAATTTGCCAGTCTACAGGCATCTTGATTCTGGCATCGCCTATTTGTAGTACCAGGGCCGGTGCGCTGAAGCTTTCTAAAAATATCAGAGGTATGTAATGATAATCTGGGTCCAGCGGGTTGCTGTTGTCCAGGATGGCAAAACGCATGTCATCCACTTCGTCGGGCAAATGATCTAGATCATAGGGTTTGTTGTCAAGAGTTAATATACGCATGATTTTATTATATACAGTTTGTCAACTAAAGTCAACCGTTGAGAGTATGCGA